CCGCTTGTTGGCTGGTGTAGTGAGTATTTCATTTAAGAACCCTCAATTTATAATTAATTTCCTTTAAAAAAGATAATGTAATTTCTTCATCCGTCGCGTTTATTTCTTCGCGCATTGCTTCAATAAATTCATCTATCGGCTCGCAAATTATTTCGCATTCCAGCTCACAAATTTTGTCTTCTCTATTGCTCATCGTTTTCGCTCCTATCGAATAGCGCTTTAACGGTGATTTCCTCGCCCGTCTCCGCATTGGTTAGCGTCTCGGTTTCGCCGCATGGCTCACAAAACTCAAGCCAGAAATTACCGCTATTGAGAATAAGAATATTAGTCCCGCTCTTTGGTCGCCTTGTATCGCAAATACTACAATGATCAGCCATTTTGATTTTCTCCTATAATGGATTAATTGAAGCTCTTAAAATACAGCATCCGCCATAAATTACCATTACAAAAAGTTAACGTAAAAAAAAGCCGTCGGGGGGGACGGCTAAAAGGGAGTGCCTATAGGTAGGCAAAGGATAGAAGGGAGATACTATAGCAGGTTCACGCACGATGCAAGCATTAATTCACGCTCTCACGCGGGTTATTTCTTTGAGGTCACGCAGGACATCGTCGGGGGTAATTGTTCGGTCACGCATGGCATTTTCGCCATGAGTAAGGACGTAACAGAATTTCACGAGCGCCGTTAATTCACCCGTATTCATGTTCAGCATTCTGTTTATATCCTGAACAGACTCACGCTTGCTCATTAATTCATCAAAATCATTGATTACCATAAAAACCGCCTTAATTGTTGTACGTTAACTCATTGTAACATTACGATATTGTAATGCAATGCCCCTTGCAATTACTGTATCGCGATCTAAGCGACGATAAAAAAAGGAATAGTAACGTACAGGGGGGGGTCTCTAAAAGCCCGTCACGAGCGTTACAGAGCGTTTTAGATTCTGTCAATACTCTAAACTTACCGTTTCATTACCATTTCATTACCATTTGTTCATTAACTTATCGTAACTAGACATATAAAGGGGTTGTGCGAAAATGTGTATATGGCGGGAGTCTAGCACTTCGCCAGCTCTATAACAACCAAAACTTTATTCACCTACAAGGGAGATATACCTATGTCTAAGAAAAAATTCTCAGGCCCAACGACTTACTATTGCATCATTCGTGTAGAGCAGGACCAAGAGCCTATCGGCTGGCTGAATAACTCAGGGGCCGCTTATGAATACCACCTCTCAGAGGATAAGCAGGAAGTGTTAGATCGACAGGCATTTAGTCGTGCTATTCCGGTCTCTAGCGAGTTTGCGGCAGAATCAGTGGCCGAATGGCAAGCTGAAATGGATTTCTACAGCCGCTTCAGAAACATTGAGCGAGTCGATTTAGACGGCTACAGTAGCGTCAGTTAGCACACAAAAGCCCCTCTGTTAACGCAGGGGGGTTTTCGCGTATTAATTAAGGGAGATACAAAATGAGTAACGAAAAAGATACAAAATATAATGTCTATAAAAATTACGAGCTTATTGCCACCATGACCCAAAAGGAATTTTCTAAATTATTAAGAGACAATGGTGATTTAAAATTTTCTAAAAGCAAAGAATCTAAAAAAATATTTTTATATTAATTAAACAGGGGCGAAAGCCCCTTAACCAACGGAGATAAATCATGATAACTGAAGAACAGCACTACCAGCTCGAAGAAGTTACTGTATTCGTGAACGACGGCACATGGGAGCTAATAGCTTCACCTGTACCCGACCCCGACGACCACCAATACGGTGCGTACACTGTATGGGTTAATTACTGCGAAGAAAATTATCGCGGTGAAATGCAATCTCTCGGAAGCGCGTCATTGTCTTGCTTAGAATGGCAGGGCGTTATTGAATTGCGTCACGAATCTGAGGACGGCGAATACGAAGTGAAAGTCCCCAGCTACGTTATGAGAGCCGCGCAAAGGTTAGAGGATAAAGTTCACGAAGAACCGGAGGCGGCCTAAGATGGCCGCTCTTCTCACCCAGCATATTACCATAGACGACCAGCCAATCACGTTCACTGATTCAAAACAAGATTACTGGTCTGTAAAGGTAAAGCCGGCTGATATCCGTATACTATCCGGTGTTAAAAACAGTCACGCGAACAAGAAATTGATCGCAGACGACATAAATTTTTACTTAAAAGCAAGAAAGGAGACCAAATGAAGATTGAAATTAATTTAACCGAAAGGTTCAGCGCACGTCTTCTCAATATAATCTGTATTGACGAATGGCTACCCTTTGAAGTTAACGGCAAGGAGTTTAAAGGGCGACTGCACAACGACGGCTACGGGGCGATCCAGCTCGACATTTTTGAGGTAACGTGGGACGACGACATCAGCGATAAGTGCCTGTTGTCGCTAGGTTCTAAGGAAATGCCTTGGGAATTGCTAGGTATGCTTCTTGATCACGCGGGAGAGCAGAAAGATGGATAAGCTTGAAGAGCAGGAGTTTGACGAGTGGACCAGCATACTGTTGGGCGGTACTTCATACGACTTGAACGTATGGCCGGACGAGCATGGCAACTTACGGGTTGCTATCTATCCTCTCGAAAAAGTAAGAGCGGGTAAACATAGGCTACCTAGCAACGATACGCACTGGCAAACCAACACGCTTCGCCCTGTCGCAACTGGTAAGCTGGATATTTTAGATCTTAAACGCATTAAGGAGGGACTATGAGTAAAGACGAGTTTATTTCAGAAGTCTTTGAGATAGCTTGCGGCGACAACGCAACTAACAGAGACTTCACATATAGGGAGGTGCTGGTAACGCTACGCGAGTTTAGCGACGACGCTCTCCGCTACCATCATCCGCAGGAATTTGACTAAACCTAATATCCATGATATAAATAAGCCCCCCTTGCGGGGGCGATACCCTACCTACTACCTATTGGAGGCTACAACCATGTTACAAGTAATAACCTATATAGACGAGAGTGACTGTGTCACTAAGCGCGAGAAGCAATTGTATGAAATCGCATTGGACAACGAACAGCTAAGCGAATGCTATCGTAGAGAGCGCAACAAGAGTCAAGAGGAACTTGTTTCTCTGGATTCTGCTCTAAGCACTTGTAAGAAGCATATTTTCAGGCTCTGTTCGATTTTAAATGAGTTTGAGGATTTATGTGATTGTATTGAGGACGAGGATTACCGCTACTTTAAGGATATCAGCAAAGACTATCTTGATACCGATCCAAATACATTGATGGCCAATGGCGACCAAATTTGGCCGTAATTATATAGAGATTCAAATATCAAATGAACCAGCTTCAATTCATTCAGGGTCTGTCGGTATCCCCCGATGAGACCCTTAAACTTAATTGCCCCTTTTGCGGCGGACGGTCTAAGCTGTACGTCACACGCAGGGACGGTAAAATCCTCTGGAATTGCTTCAAAGCCACCTGCACCGCTAAAGGCGCTGTTCGGACGGATCGAACCAGTGTAGAGCTGACTAACGCCATACACAATAAACCAGCCAAGGTAATGTGTAAGAGTGGTATCCCTAACACACTGGTACGGGTGGACTCACGCCCAACGCTGGTTAACTGGTTAGAAGTGTCACACTGCTGGGATGCGTATGAGAGAGGCCGCGTAGATATTCAATACTCCCCTGCTGAAGATAGGATTCTGTTCGGCATGAATGACGGGAATGGCTATATAGGCCGCTCAATCACCCGAAAGTTACCCAAATGGCGCACCTACGGCGACACTACCGGCTGTTTCGTAGTCCCTACTGACGGAACTCACGCGCACACTGCCGTCTTGGTCGAAGATGCCCCCTCAGCTTGTGCGGTTAGCCATAGGTTCACTGGTGTAGCCCTACTCGGCACTAACCTCGACCGTACACAAAAGAATCAGGTAAGAAAGTATAAAAATATTATCGTAGCCTTAGACAAGGATGCCAGCAAGAAGGGCTTACGACTCTCCCGCCAGCTAGAGGGCTACAGCAATGTCCGTACCAAGTTTCTGGACGGCCTAGACCTGAAGCACCTTAGCCCAGAGGAGATAGATACCATTTTACTTGACTAACGCCCAACCCTGACCTAAAATCCAAACCCCAACTAACAAGAGGACGCAGAAATGTCTCTCAGTATATTTAAGAACTTACTGTCGAACGATTTTTATAGCAACAACGAACCACGATTAGCCCCTCACCTGTGGGAAGGCGACTTAAACGACCTTTTCACCCTCATTAGCAAAGCTCACGCAAACTACGAGCAAGACCTGACTGAAGAAGCCCTTGTGCATCTCTACAAGGAAGCTCACCCAGTAGCCACTAAAGCCGAGATAGACATGGTAACTAGCCTGATTGAGGATATTGCTCAGTCGGATGCTCTGTCACCGGAGATTGCCTCGGATGTGCTGGCAGGCCTGTGGAAACGAGAGGCTGGCCGTAAGATAGCCAACCTTGGGCTGGAGATTAGCGAGGGCAACTACGAGGGATTCACGCGCCTGAATGGCTATCTGGACAAGCTAGAGGACGGCTTCACGCCAGACGAAGTAGCGCCCCCAGAGGAGTTTGACCTAGAAGAGCTGATTAAGAACGAATCAGACGAAGGCAGGTGGCAGTTTAACTTAGCCACGTTAAGCCGCAAGGTCTACGGTATCGGTCCTACTGAGTTTGCCGTTGTGCTGGCTACCCCAGAGACGGGAAAGTCTGCCTTTTGCATATCCTTGGCAGCCGGACCTGACGGTTTTGCAGCGCAGGGAGCTAAATGCCTGTACGTTTGTAACGAGGAGGCTCACACTAAGCACCAGAAGCGAGCTGTAACCGCGTACACAGGCTTCACGCAGGCTGAGATGGAAAAGGATGCTAAGAATCTAAAGGCCGCCGTAGATTTATACAAAGCCCACAATATGTATGAGAAGCTAGACTTCAGGTCTGCTACTGGGTGGTCTTTGGCGGACTTAGAGGCGCACATAAAGACGCTGAAGCCTGACATTGTATTCATTGACCAAGCCGACAAGGTAGCTGTGTCGGGTGCGTTTGAGGCCAACCACCATAAACTGCGGGAGTTATACCTACAGCTACGGGAGATAGCCAAACGCCACGAATGTGCCATCATAGGCGTATCTCAGGCTAACGCTAACGCGGCTGGTAGAACTAGAGTCACGCCCTTTGACGCTGAAGGAAGCAAGATAGGCAAGTTTGCTGAGGCAGACCTAGTGTTTGGCATAGGTAAGTATGACGACGACACTACTGGGGACGAGGGGGACGACGAAGACAATCGCTCACGTTTCATTACCATTGGCAAGAACAAGCTCAATGGCTACCACGGCACTATAACGTGCCAGATCGACCCGTACAGGTCTAGGTACACTGAATGAATGTAGAAATTGACAGGGATATGCTCGACCCAGAGGCCATGATACTAACTGGCTTAGACGATTGTGTTATCGGATGTGATCAGAATATGTGGTTGATATACGATTACGGCAAGCTGGTTAAGCATTTCTGTGACAAAGACGGCATGACTGAAGAGGAAGCAGTAGACTACGTTGGCTACAACATTGTAGGTCTCTGCCCTAGAAGGTTTGTTATATTTTTTGAAGGAAGTTTTATTGGAGACGACGATGAAAACAATAGTGATTGATTGCGAAACCACCGTACAGCGCATTAACGGTGTAATAGATAACTCACCTTTCCACCCTAAAAACCGGCTGGTGTCTGCTCACTGGCACATGATGGAAGGCACTGAGTTTGTGGGACACCCGCAAGAGTCTGTGTTTTATCATAAGGAGCTTATCACCCCCGACTGCCCAGAGAAACTGAGGGCGGCGCTAAGAGAAGCAGACCTGCTAGTAGCCCACAACGCTAAGTTTGACATCATGGCGTTGCAGGGAAGCGGCTTTGTTATGCCTGAGAAGTGTTACTGCACGATGATAGGCGAGTATGTCCTAGACAGAGGCCAGATGATACCGAAGTCATTGTCTAAGACAGCAGAGAGACGCGGAGTATCCCTTAAAAAGTCCGAGCTGGTGGACAAACAGTTTAAATCAGGCATAGGATTTGAGGAGATGGACTTGGCTACTGTCATTGAGTACGCCGATGCCGACGTTATCTCATGTGCAGAGATATATGTAGACCAATGCAAGGACTACGATAAGCCTGAGAATGCAGGACTAAAGCCTACCTTAGACTTGATGAATGAGTTTCTACTGTTCTTAGTTGAGATGGAAGAGAATGGCATTCACATTGATATGGATAAGCTAGAGCAGGTAAAAATAGATTACCTAGCTGAGAAAGAGGAGATAGAAGCTCGGCTGAAGACCATAGCGGCCAACGTCATGGGCGACACCCCAGTTAACTTAGCCAGCGGACAAGATATGTCTACGGTTATCTACAGCAGGGACTTCATTAACAAGGGCGAGCATAAGCAGATATTTAATCTGGGCTACAATGCCAAAGGTCGCCCCCTGTTTAGACCCAAGATGAACGCTACGGCGTTTGTTAAAGCGGTAAGGCGTACCACTAAGGTAGCCAAGAAGACCAGAGCCGAGCATTGCCATACCTGCAAGGGTAAGGGCGAGTACGTTAAGATTAAGAAGGACGGCCAGCCGTACAAGAAGGCCACCAAATGCGTCTTGTGCGACGGTAGAGGCTACTTGCTGGTGCAGACTAAGGAAACAGCAGGCTTTGGTATGGTCCCACAAGGCGTTAAAGATACTTGCGTTAACGGCTTCTCTACCAGTAAGGCTACCATCAAGCGTCTGATAGGCGAAGCTAAGAAGCAAGAGAAAGATGAAGCTGTAGAGTTTCTAGAAGGCTACATGAGGCTTAACGCCATCTCTACTTACTTGGATAGCTTCGTCAACGGTATAGAGACATGGACTAGGGACGACGGCCTGCTTCATGCCCAGTTTAACCAGTGCAGGACTAAGACAGGCAGGCTATCTAGCTCTAACCCTAACTTCCAGAATCAGCCAAAGGGCGGTAAGTTTCCTGTACGAGGCTGTGTTACTTCTCGGTTCGACGACGGCATCATTATAGAGGCTGACTTTAGTGGGCTAGAGTTTAGAGTAGCCGGTGATCTTTCTAACGACCCTCAGATAATCACCGACATACTCAACGGCAAGGACGTACATAAGCAGACGGCCAGCATTATTAACCGTAAGCCAGAGTCTGAGATAACCAAGGACGAACGGCAGGCGGCTAAGGCGTATACCTTTGCTCCTCTGTATGGTGGCTTAGGTATGGGAGAAGCTCCGCATATCAAGGCGTACTTCGACGCTTACTTCGACATCTACAAAGGGCTGAAGATATGGCACGACGAGCTGATCACAGGCGTACTGAAGGACACGCTGATTACGATTCCCTCTGGCCGCCAGTTTAGGTTCCCAGACGTTAAGCGCTTCAAGAACGGCAGTGTTAGTAACGCTACGCAGATCAAGAACTTCCCTGTACAGTCGTTTGCTACCGCAGATATAGTCCCACTGTCTTGCGTTAGAGCGCGTAGAGCCTTTAAGTCAAAGAAACTGCAGTCTAAGATAGTGCTGTCTGTACACGATTCTATCGTAGTGGACTGCCACCCAGCCGAGAAGGACATCGTCATTGAGGCTCTACACTGGGCTATGTACCACGTTGGTGAGGAGCTAATGGAGCGATACAAATACGCCTTCGGCCTACCCCTAGACATTGAAATACAGGGCGGTAAAGATTGGCTGGAGCAAACCGAATATAACATTGCACATTTGCAATAGTTGTACTATAATCTAAAAACTTTAAACTAAGGAGACTACTATGTCTGAACTAGCAACCATCAGCGCAGAAGAAGAGCGCGAATTAGCACGATCCCTTGGCCTTGTCGAAGAGACTACTGAGCGGATTCCCGTACTTAAACTCAACTACTCTGAAGAGGACGACTTTGAGCGCCCCCTAAAGAAAGGCACGTTTGTACTAATGGGACAGGATGAGGCGGTATACGCTGAATCTGTTAAGTTTAAGCCCATTGCCCAGTACTATCAGTGGCTGGACTTTGATATTGAGGAGAGTAAGCTGGTCAATAAGACCCTTATGATTCCTCACTTCGGTAAGGAAGCCCGTGACCAGAAGGGCGGCCTACGTTGTGGCAAACCTTCTAGCCGTTATCTAGCGGAGCATCCTGAAGAGAAGCCCCTCTATAAATCTATCACTTGTTTCCGTATGCTGTACGGTATTGCTGAGTACACTGGCAAGACTGCGGACGGCGAAGAAGTGACTGTAGGTCCTATAGGCTGTGTTATACGCCTCAAGGGCGCTAACTTCATGGGTTTTGGTAAGCAGGTCATTGACAAGATGCCCCAGAACAAAAACATCTACAACTACGAATGCATTATCACTTCTAATAAAAAGAAGGAAGGCAGTGTCATTTACTTTGTGATGGACTTTGAGACTGATTTTATGTCTCCTCTAGGTCTTGATCAAAATACTGTGGATGCCATGAAGGTAGTCATGGAGTACGTTAAGAACGAAAACGATCAGGTTAATCGGTCTTACGAAGAGGCTATGAGAGAGAAAGCGGCCTCTGACAGTGTTGACGGAGATATAGATAGCGCTTTAGCAGGCGATCTAGTCAATGCCTAACGCTGAACTCCTTGAAGCACAGTTGAAGTTATGTCTTGATAGGCTCTCTAACTCAGAGCCTGTTGAGATTGACGACGCTTGGATTGAAGAGTCTGGAGAAATGTTTAAGGATTGCCTCCGTAAACAACTCGCCCCCCGCCCCCAAGAAGATTTCCGCATACGAATGTCTAACCTAGGTAAGCCTACCTGCCAACTGCAGAGAGAGAAAGAAGGCGCACCTAAGTCCCGCAACGAGTACAACTTCATAGTTAAGATGATGCTGGGAGACGCTACTGAGTGCATCATGGAAGTCCTACTTAAAGCGGCTGGCTTAAATATTACTGGCGGCAAAGAAGACGTAGAGTTAAAGATAAACAATCATATTATTAAAGGACAAGACGACATACATATAGACGGCGCTGTGTTTGATACCAAGAGCTGTTCACCGTATGCGTTTAACAACAAGTGGCGAGCTGGCATAGACGGCCTGAAGAAAGACGATCCGTTTGGTTATATGAAGCAGATGGTAGGCTACTCAGACGCACAGGGTAAGCCTGCAGGTGGCTGGGTGGTAGTTAACAAGTCTACTGGCGAAGTTACCATAGCTGGGGCAGAGTTTAGCGAGACTGATCTAGCAAAGCAGCGCCAAGAAATGTGTGACGTTGTGGATCTTATTCACAGCGACAAACCATTTAAAAAATGTTTTAAAGAAGAGATAGAAACCACCAGAGGCAAGAAGCCAACGGGAAGCAAGAAGGTCCCAATGAACTGTACGTTTTGTTCGTACATGAAAGAGTGTTGGCCTACTGCTCAATTCCTACCCGCAACAACCACTAAAGCAAAAAATCCTAAACACTATTGGTATACGGAGTACGGCAACAATGCGACCAGCACCAGCTAACCGAGCCGCTTTTGTTCGAGGCTTTAGGTCCGGCCTAGAAGCTAAGATATACGATCAACTTAAAGAGTGTAACTGCGACGCTGAGTACGAGCCGTTTAAGATACCGTATGTCTGGCCTGAACAAAGCAAAACTTACACCCCCGACTTTTATCTACCCAACGGCATAGTCATAGAATCCAAAGGCATATTTACTTCAGACGATAGAAAAAAGCATTTACTTATACGAGAACAACTGCCAGAACTAGACATACGTTTTGTGTTTCACAGTAAAGGAACCAAGATAAGAAAGGGCAGTAAAACTACAGTATGCGCTTGGTCAGAAAAAAATAACTTTATGTACGCTGTAAAACTTGTACCAGAAGAGTGGATAACAGAGCCACAAAATAAAGAATCTATTAGCATTATTGATACATTGAGAGGCTAGTATGGAAGAAGAGCTTAACTATCACATACCAGAAGACGCTGTAGTTCTTGTTATGACTGCTGACGGCGACGACCTAAACATAAAGATGACTAATAGCCTTTCCGAAGAAATGGATGAAGACGAGTACAACTGGCTGTTAACCCTACAGCAAGGCATAGCAACCGCCCTGCAAGTTAGTATGCCGCATCTTATGGAGCTAGGCGAGGCCGCCATCATATCTCACGAAGAGGGCATAGCTGAAGTCTTTATGGAGCTGTTTGATCAGACCCAGAAAGAAAAGAAAAAGAAACCGCCTGCTAAGAAAGGCACTGTTGTTAACCTGTTTGATAAGAAAGAGGAAGATAAAGATGACGATGACGTGCTCTGATGGAAGTGCCAGCATAGACGACGCTACACCACAAGAGTGGAACGCCGCCTCTAAGGCCATACGCGACGCGGTAGATCACCCACCGCACTACAGCAAGGGTTCTATAGAAACTATAGACTACCTAGTAGACATCCTAGGCACAAAAGGCGCGATAGCCTACTGTCACGGCAACGTAATTAAATACACAGGTATGCGCCTGTTTAATAAAGGCAAAACGGTTCAGGATGCTCGTAAAGCAATCTGGTACTTAAATAAACTAATAGAACTTACTGAGGACGACAATGAAGCTGCCGCCAACCCAAGGGTTTCCTACTGATTACGAAGAGTTTATCTATACTAGCCGCTACTCTAAATGGCTACAGGATCAACTAAGAAGAGAGAAATGGTCTGAAACAGTGGCCCGCTACTTAGACTTTATGGAGTTTAACTTAGCTAAGGTAAATGAGTATTGCCTCAAGCCTTCTCTTAAAGAAGAACTGCGCGACGCTATACTTAACTTTGAAGTTATGCCTAGTATGCGAGCGCTAATGACGGCTGGCCCCGCGTTAGCCCGTGATAATACCGCCGCGTATAACTGTGCGTATCTCCCTATAGACGACCCTAAAGCTTTTGACGAAGCTATGTTCGTATTGCTGTGCGGTACGGGTGTGGGGTTCTCTGTAGAGCCTCAGTACGTTAATAGGCTACCTGAAGTACCACAGGAGCTGTACCCTTCAGAAACTACCATAGTAGTGCGAGATTCTAAAGAAGGCTGGGCTAAGTCGTATCGCCAGCTATTAGCTCTATTGTGGAGTGGTGAGATCCCTAAAGTAGATATTAGCAGGGTAAGACCGGCTGGCGCTAGGCTAAAGACCTTTGGTGGTCGTGCGTCTGGTCCACAGCCCCTAGTTAATCTCTTTGACTTCACCATAAACATATTTAAGAACGCTGTAGGTACTAAGCTAACTTGCCTGCAAGCTCACGATATTGTCTGCAAGATAGCCGAGATAGTAGTGGTTGGGGGTGTAAGACGTAGCGCCCTGATCTCACTGTCTGCTCTTTCAGACGACCAGCTACGCCACGCTAAGAGTGGTACATGGTACGAGCCTGAGCATAATCCACAGAGAGCTTTAGCCAATAACTCGGCTGTGTATAACTCTAGGCCTGACATGGAAACCTTTATGCGGGAATGGCTGTCTCTTATCGAGTCTAAGAGTGGTGAACGAGGGCTATTCTCTCGTGACGCTGCAAAAAGACAAGCAGCTAAGAATGGTAGACGAGACGCTACAAAAGAGTTTGGGTGCAATCCTTGTTCAGAAATACTGCTACAGAACTACCAGTTTTGCAATCTTACTGAGTGCATCATAAGGGAAAAAGACACTGAGGCAGATCTAAAGCGTAAGGTAGAGCTGGCTACTATCTTGGGTACTTTTCAGTCTACCCTGATACATTTCCCGTATCTGCGTAAGGTTTGGTTCAATACGACATCCGAGGAGCGCCTCCTAGGGGTCTCTATGACGGGTATTATGGACAATGCCATTACCAACAACTCCAGTAAGGATAGCTTAGAGAGCGTCTTAGAGGGCCTCAGAGACCACTCTGTAGCCGTTAACAAGAAGTACGCCAAAGCTATAGGCATACCACAGTCCGTTGCGTGTACTACTGTGAAGCCGTCAGGCACTGTTAGCCAGCTTACTGGTACTGCTAGTGGCATACACACCCGCCACAGCCCGTACTACCTGCGTACTGTTAGGGCAGACCTTAAAGACCCTCTAACGTCGTTTATGATAGACAAAGGTTTTCCGTCTGAACCTTGTGTAATGAAGCCGGACAGCACTGTAGTGTTTACCTTCCCTCAGAAAGCACCTAAGAACGCTGTATGCAGGGACGATAGGAACGCCTTAGAGCAACTAGACCTGTGGCTTATCTACCAGAGACACTGGTGTGAGCATAAGCCGTCCGTCACTATCTCAGTACGAGACGACGAGTGGTTAGACGTAGGTGCTTGGGTTTATCGTAACTTCGACGAAGTGTCGGGTATCTCTTTCTTGCCTCATTCGGACCATGTGTATCAGCAGGCTCCGTATCAAGAGTGTGACAAGGAGACGTATACCGAGGCGGCGAAGAAGCTACCTAAGAAAATTGATTGGTCTGAGCTGTCTAACTTTGAAAGCGAAGACAATACCGTTTCATCCCAGACATTAGCGTGTACGGGATCTTCATGCGAACTTGTGGATATATCTGACTAATGAAAGCCGAGAGACTGCAGAAAGCATACCAGTGGGGCTATAACTGCTTTGTGAAGGGGCTTATGTCTAGCCCTTTCAAGGCAGACTCTATGACGGATTTAGAATGGCATAGGGGCTTTAACGCCGCCTACTATCAGAATATTGATTTTATAAAGGGTAACGGTGCAAAGCCTACTGAGTATGAGACTAAGGCTAGACATAAGAGGAAGAAAAGATGAGTAGAGCTAGGCTTGAAGTGTTACGAGGGATGAAGAGGGCTTTGATAGGTGATAAGGCCAAAGTGCAGATAAACGTAGACATTTTCTTAAACGACCCTAGGACTTTACCGGAGCATACTAATTACTACGAGGACTTGGACAAGCTAGTTGCTGAGTTGGCAGAAGTAAACGATAAGATAGTAGAAGTAGATAGGATGCTAGAGGATTGTAAGAATGGAAATTGAGAAAATAGTAAGGTCGTGTCTGGACTCTACTTATTTAAAGTATAGATATAGCGGCTCTTGTAAATTCAAAAAAAACTATCTGAACAAAAATAGGTTTGAACTACTCTCTTACACTACACAGCCGGCCCTACTTCAACATAACGTAAACACTTTAATGGCCTCCCTTAATGAATATTTTGTTATCCCTTACGAAATACAGAGTGTAATTTTTGAAGATTCACGAGCTAATCGGCCTCCTCCAATAATTGCAGTAGAAGAAAGAAAAAACGGAACGTCTTTAAAGCTTTACTCTAGCTACACAGAACACGTTATGGAGTTTGTTATGCTTCCCGACGAGCCTATTATACGTCCTATACCCTTGTATACTGGGTACAAATGGAAAATAGATGCTCCTCATAAATACGAATTAGATACCTACACCGCTCTTCCTGTAAAATCAAGAAAGTCTATATTAGATATAATTAAAGACGAGCCTTTTTTTCATAAAGCTCTTGAAGAAGCCTTTAAGCTATCGGAAGGAACAATGCGGGAGTTACTCTTTAGTGAAGTTGCCGGACTAGAAGGAGATAGAAAATCTCACGATATATCTTTTGTAAATGAAAAGATTCCTATGAAAGAAATGACGGACTGTACTCAATATCTGTGTAATTACTTTGACATAAAAAGGGAAGACGCTGAAGATATAACTGAACACCTTGACGGACAGTTTTTGACTTTTATACAGGGCGGGATAGATAATAAAGGAGAGGAGTTTTTGAGTTATTACTATTGCGAAGAAGACCAGCTTGCGAATAACCTTCAAGAAATATCTTGAATGACATAGTACAGCACTGCACAAAAGCAAGAGAATAAGAACCACGCCCCCCAGAAGTAGCAAAAGGTCTCAAATAGTTGTTTAAGTTTGTCTAGGTGTTTCATAGTTATTTATCTAAAACCGCCTTTCTATAATTACACTCTTGACCTGTTACATTATACTGCTCAAGTGTTGGTGTCGTTAAAGAGTATCTAGTGTGCATTTCAGCTTGATAATTTTCCATTGGCGAGCCAACTAAACCAGATGAAACTTGCTCATCTAAATCTTGAGTTCTGAAAAACTCTATAGCCGCTTGTGTGTAAGCATCGCTATAAACGTAAGCCTTGCTACCGTTAGCGTCTTTGCCATATATAGCAAAATCCCAAGTCAATGTTTTATCTTTTACTCTACCTATAGACATAGCCACTAAATAGCCGTCATCTAAAACAGACATAATGTAATTTGCATTAGCTATAGACCGCCTAGCAAAGCTGTTATTTGTTGAATCTGTGCTATTAGTAAAAGCCTGTAACATATACGGCTGTGAATCCGCTATTAACCTTGAGATTTCTTCTTCTGTATTATCTCTATTAAGATGATAAGTGAAAGCCATTAATAACCCCTTAACTCAACAGTTACTAAATCATTGTCAGCCCAGTTAAGAGAGTCAGTTGATGTACTTCTTAACGCATCAAATCCAATATTACTATCTGCGCCACTTACATTTGTTGTCCCCCCGCTTGACCTAGTTACTGGACCATGATTAGAGTCAATAATAAAGGCATCGGACTGAACAACATCTATTGCGCTTTGTGTATGATTAATTAGTTTCATTGAATTAAAATAATTTGCTTTAATTTCAGCCTCATTAGTATAAGCAGTAGCAACATGACCAACAAAAAAGAAGTTAACTTCAAGATTATGAGTTACACCGCTAGGAAAGCCAGCGAGGTAATGGTCAAAAATACGTGAACCATTTGTCAAGTATTGCTGAGTAACATTAACTAAAGAGCCGTTAGCTGTTTTAAATGCACTTGATATAGTATCTATATTAGCATCACCCCCATACAAGCTTTGCAAATCGAATCCCACAAGTTGCGAATACGAAAAAGCAGCGTAGTGACAAGTAAAGCTTACCCTGCTAATTAAGCCTGAATCTGCAACAGCACCAGCACTCATATCACACCAGAACCAAATATAATGATTTCATTGTCAGCAGTAACCGTTAGCTCGGCAACACCGCCCTTAGATAAGGTAATTGTATTAGCCGCACTCGCAACAGTAGAGCCGTTCAATTGTTTAAATTGACTCGTGCCGCTTGTAACTCTATCAAAGGTTAAAGTGTCTGTTCCTGCATTAACAACAACCCAAGTATTGCCTAAATTACTTGATGCTGTGACATTAGGAAATTTCAAAGTAACAGCACCGCCAGTATGCACATACTTTTTGCTAATATTAGAAGTCATATCGTCAATGGCCGCAGAGCCTACTACAGTAGTTGGTGCAACAAATCCGATGTCAGAAGTTAGTGCTACAGTACCCGTAGATGCAGGCAAAGTAAGCGTTATGTTACCAGACGCACCTTCCTGTATAGTTGTCTTGTTAGACGACGCATCTTGTAAGATTAGATTGCCGTTAACCGTAAGCTCACTGACAGTAGAGGGGTTGGATATTAAGTTAAATAGCATGGGTTATTTTAGTCCTTCTTCTATTTGATTTCTTATAAACGCGTCATTAGTTTGATCGTCTACGTCGGGGCCGGCCTGTAGGTCCTGCTCTAATTGCTGAGAAAGCGCTAAGTATTCACTAGAAGATAGAGCAGTTTCGTTGTCGCCGAATATATTTGCCCTTGTTGCTCCTGTAGCTATTAAGCCTAGCATTTCTGGAGAAGTAAGTTCTCTTCTAAATTCTTTGCTCTCTAGCCTTCTCATTACTTGTAAAAATAAATCGGGGTCAGTCATTATTCTTGCTACAGTTCTTTGTGCCGCTATAGAATCAGAAAAGCGCTTTTGTGCTTGGGTAATTATAGAGCTACCTACACTGCCCGTAACAGCGGCCCTACGGTTTAAGCGCCCTAAAGCTACGGTAACAAGAGTAGCGAAGTCTCCTAGCTTTTGCATTAGCTCGCCTCTGGTAGTGGCCTCTGCTGTTCTAGACCCTGCCTTAGACTGTGCCGCCTGTACATTCTGAAGTTGGTCTCGTATAAACTGGCCGTATTGCTGAAGGCCGGTGGCGTACTCTTCGCTGCCCTCAAAGACTATTTTTAATTTGTCGCCGAGCAACCCGCTTCTATCATCAAAGCCACCCTCTATTTGACTTAGGCTGGCCGTCCTACTTTTAGCCGCTGTAGCGCCCCCTTTAGTAAAGACCTTTTCCCTAAGCACTGTTAAGTAATAGGACTGTATTCCCTTTACTACTTCAGGATTGTCAGTGGCTCTGGCTTCGTCTAGCAAAGCTTTTAGTTTAGCGGGATCTTCGTCGTTAAATATCTTTTCAAGTACTTTCCTAGGGCTGGCCTTCTTAGTTACCCCTACACCAGATCTTTGTAAGAAATCTCCTAAAACACTGTCTAAGGCTTCTTGTTGAGCTGCTCTAGCCGCCTGTTCTGCTTTGCTTGCGGCTACTTGTAATTGTTCTATGTTTAAAGAGTCATCAGTAAGCGCTTTAAGAAAGTCATCCATTTCTCTTGCTTTTGCAGGATCTATTGAGTTAAGTACACTTGCGTATTGCCCGACTCTCTCTGCTAAAGATTGCACAGTAGCCTTATCGGGCATAGACGTTTTGAGTTGTATTTGTAGTGCTGATATTAAATCTGCGTACACTATGTTGTGTAGCGCACCGGCCCCGTCTCCTTGCTCCTCCAAAAGCTTGGCTATTTGCTCAAAGCTAGGGAACCTAAGCGGATCTTGTATGACGTTATTTACTTCCCTCATACTGGCTTCAGTTAATTTCGTAGGGGATTTAACAAGAGTTTCAGGCTGTACTTCTGGCCTAGCTGCTATGCCAAGCTGCATTTGTCCGCTGTCTTCTGCTATTTCTTCTGGGAACAGATCATCCGCTAAAGATGCCCCTTCTACTTCGTCTGCTCCCTGCCTAGTCACTACAGAAGTATTTCTGTACACCTTCCCTAATTCATCGAGAGGGGTGTCTTTCCAAAATCTAACGTAAGTAGTTTTGTAGTAGTCCATCGCTTCTTTAGCCGACTCTCCGACAAGCTGGCCACTTTCCGCTAGTCTATCCATTTCGTCATCTATGTAGTCCGTAAAGGATCTTAGAGCCGCAATAGACTCGTTGTCCCCTGCCACTTTCCCCGTAGCTATGTCGTCTGCCATTTGACTTAACTTAGGCCTAATTTCTCTGTAAAAGTAAGATAAATCCATGTCTCCTTTTCGGAGGCCTTGACTAGAAAAAAACTCAGCTATCCTTGCGCTCTGCTCTTCCACAGTCTCAATAAATTCGCCTGTCTCGTCGTCAGTTTTTCTAGCAGTGATTTTCAGTAAGTTTCTTAGTGGGGTACTGGGTAGAGCTGGATTCTTTATTGGGTCTCTTACTATGGCTTTAGCTTCTTCTAGGGCGGCTAATAGTCTAGCTACGCCGTCTTCGTTGAGCTTTCCTCCCCTTACTTGGTTAAACAGACGATTTTTTTTGTCCGTCATTTTTGCCCAAGTGCTGTATAGGCTATCCGACACCTCTAAAAAACTTTTGTTTTTTAAGTTTGATAATTCGGTTATTCCTTTTTCTCGTGCTAACACAAGAAGCTCTTGTAGTTTATTTAAGGGTAAGCCAGAGTCTTCTGTACCCATTAATTGATTTACTATTCTTTCTTCTGCGCTGGCTCTTTGAGCGTTGACGTTGTCTAGCTCGTTTACCTTTGCTTGAACTGGGGCTGCAGCTCTGTCTGCAAGCTCGTCCGTAGCAACGTCTGTAGTGGTAGGAGGACCGCCGTCTTCCGCCGTCTTAGCTAATCTACTTGCCTCTGAGCTAATAACTTCTTCAAATCCTGAAACTTCGTCTGCTCTTCTTACCGCCGCTTCTGGTGTTCCGCTGAGACCGTCCATCATGTTTCTAATTTGCTGTCTTGTAGCAGGGTCTAAGTTAGTGTTTCTTTCTAAAGACTGTAGGACATCTAGGGCTATGTTTATTTCTTTTTGCCCTTCTCCCATAATTATATTTACTTGTTTAGCGTCCGCAGTATCTAGATAATTTTTTATTTCTTGAAATATTTGATTTGAAGTCTGTACTTTTGCGCTAGGGTCTGTATTTGCCTTAGAAATAATTTCTAATACATCAGAAACTACACCTTCTTCGAGAGTTTCTATGCTAGGAGATTTAGTGACTCTTGCTATTAGCCCTGCAAAAAACTGAGGTATACGCACTCCTACTTCTAGTACTCCCTGTAACGCGCCACTAAACACGCCCCCATCAAAAACTAGGTTTGCTTTTGTTCTTAAAAGTCTTTCGCTGTCACTTATACCATCTTTATTAGCATCAAAGGGGTCAAGCTTAAACGGAATAAGGGAGTCCTCGCCCGTCACTATGCCGGATTCTACCTCTCTACCTAAAGTAGACACGCCGCCTGTTTCTACTGCCGCTGTTTTAGCCACCCGTCTTACTACAGTATCTCCCAGCTCTTTGACTAGACCGCCCGCAAAAACGCCCCCAGAACCAAACTCAGTGCCGCCTATTAATACGGCATCCGTCAGGCTGTCCCCTGCTTTTAATTTGGGTATCTCTTTAGACACATCTTGTATCTTTTTCCCTACGACAGACATAAAGGGGTCTTCTCCCTCTTTTGTCGGACCTGTATACGCTTGAAAAGCGCCTCCCGCAACGTCTAGCAATGCCCCTATGGTATCTAAAGCATTCGCAGGTACATTTCTAAGCAAGGTGTTAGAGACTACACTACTGGCCGACATATCTCCCTGTGCAGGATCTGCGGGCATAGGGACCATATATCTTTGGCCCGTTTCGTCCCTAAAAGATTTACCACCTAGAAAGTTTTCTTCTACAGCAGCGTCTTTTTCAGGGTCGTAGGACTCATATATTTCTTTTTGTTGATCAAAAGGCAGGTCTTCGTACATACTTGAAGTAGGTACTTGTAGCTCTTCGCTTTCTAAAATAGCAAGGGCCTCTTCCGCTAAAGCAAGGGATTCGGGGTCGCCTAGATCGTAAAGAGCTTGTATGTCTTCTATCGTAATTTTATTTTGCATTTACTCTGCTTGCACCCCTTTTCGTCTCAGTCGTTCAGCAATACCCGCAGCTACTCTAGCTCTTAGGGCTTCACCGTCCGCAACTTTTGTTTGATTGCTAAGTAAGTCTTGGGATAGGGTTCTGTAAGGGTCGTTAGGGTCTTGTGATCTAGTCACATAATCTCTAGCGGCCCCATTGAAATAGTCCATTACATAAGTGTCTCTCATTATAGGCTGGGCATTAATAGTCCTTTGATTAATTCCTCTGCCGTTAAACTCGTTCATGTAAGTCTCTCTTTCACCTTCAATACTTTGATATAAATTGTCGGTAATGTTCAAAAGCATTGAGTTAAACGCTTCAGGGTCTGACGTACCTGCGATAGAGTCTAATTGTAGTCTTAAATCCGTATCTGACAGGCCCTTGCCCTCTTGTCCTAGTGCTTGTGCCAATGCGTATGCGGTTTGTATTTTTAAAGAAAGGAACAGGGCGGATTCTTTACTTAGTTTAGTTAGGTCTGCTGCTCTATCCTCTCCTAGCAAACCACTTAAAATATCCGATTGGTCGTCCGTCATTACTTTAAGCAGTTTGTTTATGTCACTCTCGCCTTTATTATTGGCGGATAATTCTATGAAAAAGTCCATAGTCTTAGAGGCCATACTTATGTTACGAGCTAACGGTCCCGCAGCAGTAAGCACATCGGGATTAGACTTCACTAAAGACGACATTTTTGACGCTCTTACAGCGTAGTTAGCAAATCCTGTTAGCTTAGTATTAAAACCCGCGCCAAAGTCTTTTCTTACTGTTTCCATTCGATCAAGGTCTTTATCTGTGGTCAGATAGTAGCCGCCGCCTTCTATAACTTGATCAATAGGCTTTGCGTTAATCGTAGTAAGCCCTGTGACAGTGTCTACTTTAGCAATACCCAGAGTGTTGCCTGTTCTTGAGTCTACTGCTAAAAAAGTGTCTTGGTCTGACGCTTTACTTGTTTTTCTTGCTTGCTCTCTTTTATCTGCGCTCTCTAAATGCTTAATAGTGCTTGTTATATCTGCTTCTAAATTTATCCTTTCTTCTGTTGTTATTTGCCCACTTCTAACACTTGCAGGAAGCTGTGCTAACTCTTTTTCGCAACTGTCTATAGTGGTACACGCCGCTAAAATCTTAGTAGCCGGTTTTTCTGAGTGATCTTGTACAGCTAAATTAAGCGAGTTTTCCCATGCTTGATAGCTTCCTCCGTACTGCTCTATGTTAGGTGTGCCGTTGGGTAGGAAAAACCCTTGGTCTCTTAAATGCCTATACTCTGCGTGTTTTCTAACTTCTGCAGGATCTATTGCTCCTAGCTCTAGTTTTTGTTCGTACACGCCCTCACCAGCGGCTAAACTTGTGCTTAGTATATATTCTTTTTGTTCACTCATGTTCTCTGGAAGCGCCATAGCAAAAGCGTATGCTTGTTCAGGAGTACCTAATTTATCGGCTATAGACTCGAACGTCCAGCCCCTACCTAAAGGAGTCATGTATCCTGCTACAGGAGACACCCCTTCGGGCAACTCTAGCTCTGCAAATACAGGCATACTCCCTGTTTGCCTATACGACATATAGCCGCCCAGTATGTCTTCTCCGCCAGCGGCAATAGTAGCAAGCTCTATAGCTCTTTCGTTAACTCGGCCTTTGACATCGAATATTTTAGCAAATAAGTTTTTATCTTTGACGGTTTTAGCGTCTTGGGTTTTGCTTTCTTCTTGGGCGTTTGGTCCTACTTCTGAAGTAATCTCCCTAGTGTTAGTAGCAGTAGTTTCGTTTAATTTAGCTTTAAGGCCTGCAGCTCCTTCTTCACCCCCTAAGAGCGCATCTGTAGTCTGTGTGTCTACGTCCGCCGCAGGTTCCTCTTTCTTAGGCGCAGGATCAGAAAGCCTGTATTTGCTAATTCCATCGTCTAGTATTTGCTTTCTAACATCTTTAACAGGGTTGTCGCTTCCCTGATTCGCCTCTAGCATATTGTATACAGCATTTAACGCGGCATTAGATCCGTCACTTAAGTCTAGCTCTTTGACTAACTGTCCTGCAGCTTTAAGCATTTCTTGTCGGCTTTTAGCTAATTCTTGATAGTCGTCAAAGCCCTTCATCATTAACGTAGCCTGAGACAACGCCTTCTTTTCTCTGTCGCTCTTTAAATCTGCGCCAAACTTGTAGGCCTCGCTAAAGCCACTCATAAAACTTGTGTACGGATCTGGTGCGGCCATTATACTAATTCCTCTTCTTCTGTAGTGTAACCGAGCATCTCTTCTTGCTCTTCGGCAGGAGCTACTTCGCCTGTGTCTTCTCTCATAGCTTCCATTAAACCTACTCTAACATCCTCGTTAACGTCCTCTACTTCACCTTCATCTTTTAAAGACGATATACGTTGAGTTTCGTAGTCTTCGTCGGCAGCTTCCACAAGCTCTTTAGGGTAATACTGATACGACTCTTTAATGCCTACGTCGTAATCTATTTCGTAGCCTTCGGCTAATATAGAGATGTATTTAGTAAGCGGGCCGGCAAGCAATAAGGCAAAGTCCATAGTAAATCTGCCTTCCATCATAGAAGCCATAACTAGCGCCTGAGATAACTCAGCAACCGTTATTTCGTTTTCTAGCACGTTAAGCACACCAAACAATTTAGGCTTTTCAGAGATAGCTTCAATAAGAAACTCCATAGCGTCGTTTAGATTGTCAAAGTCGGGTGGACGATGCCAAGGGTAATTTCTTTCGTCAGAGATTAGATTCTCGCCGGGAATAGGGCCGTTTAAAGCCGCAAACTTTTTACTCGCCATCTTCTTCTATCTCCTCAACCTTTTCTTTTTTCTTACTAGCACGTTTAGCTTTCTTTTCTTCTTTAACTTTAGCGTCCCGCTTTTCGCCTAGTATTTCTTGTGCAATGGCATCCAGAGTCTCTACAGTGTAGATAAACGGCTCTTCTGACACTTTGTTTATTTCTTTAACACCCGTACCGTCTAGGTATCTGGCTATGCTTCTTTTAAATGCTTTGTTTAAATTCATGCGGCTTTAGCCTCCAGTAAAGAATAGTTGACCATTAGATAGCCTAGGTCTCTGTTAAGGAATACCGCTTCTGGGAATACTTTCTGTACTTCCTGAGCAATAACGCCGCTAGTGTCGTACTGACCTGCGCCCAATTCTAACGCTTCGTCTGTCCATTCCCATGTGTAATAGTTGTACCCATGCTCGCTAGTACCTATCTGTTTAATGTTTTTCTTTAGGTTAATGTCACTAATAAAACCAAGTACACCGCCTACTATAGAACCTAGCATAGACGATTTACCTGCTGACCTTCTTGCGGCGGCATCTCTTTTAGAAGCAGACTCCCCATACTCTCCAGATATAATCGTTTGAGATAAAGAAGACGCTCTGTCTAATTCGTTTTCAGTAGACTTCCACAAGTAATCAAATATCATGTCCGCTTCGTCCCATAGACGATTAAGAGACTCCGCTGAGATAGCTAGAGAGTTTTTAATGTCCGTAGATATTGCAGTAAATTCCATTTCTTTGTTGGCTAAAGTAACGTCTTGTCTCCACTTAGCATTGGTTTGGTCTATTAATATTTGATTCTTTATACCAAACTGCTCTCTGTCGTTAGATAAGTCTGCGTTAAACTTCTCTACGGCTAACTCTGTGTTAGTTACAAACTCAGCGTGAGAACTTCTTTGCAGGGCGTTAAACTTCTCGACTTCAACGGCCAAAGCGTCGTACACCTTCATCAGGTCCGCTTCTGTCTGTGCTTGGAATTTACGCTGTATGTTTTCTGCGTTAGTAGCGTCAAAAATAGCCTGAGCGCGTTGCTCTGCGTTAATCATCTCCGCTTGCTGTTCGTTGTCTAGATTTTTTAGATCTAACTGCAAGAAAGACTTTGAGTTTTGTACTAGCGCTTCCTGTCGATTGTCTAGGTTTTCTATTTCTAGCTTGGACAAGATGTTGGCTCGGTTAATAGTAGACTCTTGCTTATTGTCTATGTTTCTAAGCGTAATAGTCTCGAAAAATTTAGAGTCGCCCTTGGCTATATCTAGAGCAGACTCCATTAGCGCACCTTGCACTGCCGCCATAGCCGCTGTACCTGTGAGTCCTTTAAAGGACATCATGCGAGTTATCTTTCTGTAGTTAGATGCTGCCCAAGTAGGAATAACAGGATTGCCGTTAGCGTCGGTAAAGTCTTTAGCAAGGATGTCTAACTGGCCTTTAATCGTGGCCTTAGAGTCTATGTAGTTACCTTCACCTAATTCGTCGGCAAGTAACTTACCAGACACAGTGCTGGTGTCTATTACGTTGCCTATGTCGTAGCTGACGTAGTCATCCATAGCGTCGCCTAATTCAGTTTCGCCTCGTGCAGTAGCGCCTATGTCTATCTGTGCCGCTTCGTCTATAACACTCTCGTCACTTAGCTCTCCCTCAGCCGCCGTTGCAAGACCTTCTCCTATGTCATCTTCAGCAGATGCAACGTCATACGCACCTTCGTCTCCTGTTCTAGAGTCAGAGGTAATAATAGTCTCTGCTGCTGCGGAAGGCGCTACGTCTATATTGGCTTGAGTAGGGTCTAAGCCGTAGCGAGGATCGGTAGGATCTAAGAGGCTTTGTTCAGTGTCTAACTGAGTTATAGTAGGCACGTTATCTGCCATAGTCCTGTCGCCTATGATGGCAGACGGGTCGGTGATAGCCCCTGCACCAAACTCGGATACAGACTGACCGTCTATTGAGGTAGTCGGTCTACTTAGAGCGGGTACATTCCTTAAATTGGGGTCTTCGTCTTGTTTACCTCCAGAAATTACGTCACCTGTGGCAGAGCCTGTATAGGTTTCTCTTGCGGTAGCGGCAGAAGCCGACCCTCCTCCCGCGTTCTGTTGGGGCAAGTAATCGTCGTAGCTTGTGGATACGGGGGCGACATTTCTGTCTTCTATTTCATTAGCCATGTTTATTCATTACCTTTAATGTATTCCTTCTTTATAATCTTTTATTCTAGAGTACGCTACTAAAGCCACACCGCACAGGCCTAGGGCCAGCAGTGCGTAGTTAATCGTACTTGAGTAAGAAATAGCCTCGTTTAATCCAGCAGATAGTAGTCCTATTCCTGCTAGGGAAGACCCTATAAGAGTCTTAGATCGCGTTAAAGGCCTCATACTGGCCGTATCAGGGCGTTGGGGCATTATAGGGCTACTTTCCCCTAGGTCCACTCCAACGGTCCACAGAGAGCCTTCTGCAGCCCTTCTGCGCGTTAGGCCACTTAAAGTGACCATTTCACCCTCTACTTTTGCTCTATTCCATCGCATAATCTCTGCGGGTATGGCGTTGTAGTCGCCTTTATTAAGCTTTGTAAGTAGAGAGGACTTTCTAAATTTTACTACCCCTACGCTAAACACGAACGACGTTAGCGCGTCAAACTGAGGCTGGGTTAAAGGTACACTTACAGATTGTCTGATGTACGCCCCGATACGCTTCAGGTCTTCTTTTAAAAAGTCTTCACACTCTTCTTGTGTAGCCGACATACCCGATCTAACGCTTTGTGTGTGTCCGTACCCTATTGTCCATCTTCCAGACAAACAACGATAAGATTTATAGTTGCCTTTTGAGTCTGACTTGTGGCATCCTTCAAATCGTTTTATAAGGGTAATTGCCTCTGGTGAAACTGTATTTGGTGTACTCATAGTTTATCTCCTAAAATAACTTAGGATACACCTTTAACCGAATCCCATCAAGCCTTCTGCCCTAAATCCTTGTAAGAAACGACGGTCTGCCGCAGTTAACTCTTCAGGCTGGGCTAAAGGATCTGACGGAAATATCTTATCGAGTATTTCTTGTATACTAGCTACAGTATCCGTACCGGCTTCAGACCCGTCGGCGTAGTAGCGGGTTTCTCTGATAAATTGCCCGCTAGAGTCAATTTCTCGTGTAATTCTGCGACCCATAGTGTCTACGTCTTCTCTTATAAGCCCGCCTAGAGCGTTAAAGTACGTTTGCTTCTGTTCTATGTCACTGCCTTGTTGAGCCAATTCTATAGCAGCTTGGTTAAGGTTGCCTGTCTCATCTAATACGCTACTTAGGTCAGTGACTATAGTGTCTTGTACCGTTCCGTTAGATATGACCGTTTCTGTAAGTTTACCTTCAGCGTCTAACACACGCTCTATTTCGTCGCCGTTAGCAGTAAGGCCGCTAGAGATGAGTGCGCCGGTAGTGTCAAACGCCGTACCTATCTTACCTTCTACTCTTTCTTTAGCCTCTAAGACTTTTCTTTCTAGGTAGTTAGTGTTGGTATCAGCGTCTTTAATAAGCTGGCCAGTACCTGCGTCTATGTCCGCACCAAGCGCAAGGGTCTGTCTGTCTATTGCTTGAGCAGTCAGCTTCCCAGTTTGGCTATCAAGAGACACTACATAATCTCCCAAGTCACCCTGTATTGTTTGGGTCTGACCTGCCAATAAGTTACGCATAACAGCTTCATTAGCGTTAATCTCGTCGTCAAGAGCGTCTAGCATATCTTCTCTTACGCCTGAGATCTGAGAGTCTCTAGCAGTGTTAGACGCTAAATCTTCTTCGGCTTTAGCTAGTAGCGTAGTTACGTCGCCCTTAATGTTGTTTATGTTGCCTAAAGAAACTGCTTGTCCCTGTACTGCAGTGCCTACTTGACCTACTTGAGCAGACGTAGCTACACCAGAAAGATCTACTGCGTCAGTAACGTCTTGTGATGTTAGCAGGGCTAAATTGTCTAAGTCAGTGGCCGTTAGAGCATCTTGTGTAATTCGGCTTATTAAACCTTCTCTATCAATGCTGCCCGCTACTTTTTCGTCTACTTTGTCTACAAGACTACTTATTACGCTTGCGTCTAATTCGCCTAGAGTATCTAAGTCACTGTCTGTTAGAGCATCGCTTTTTATGTTACCTACAACAGTATTAATGTTGCTGACTATAGTAGAAGCGTCTACTGCGCCGGTAACGTCTGAGGCTTCTAGTGTACTTAAACCAGAAAGATCTACTGCGTTGGTTATGTCGTCAGAAGTTAACGTACTTAATGCGGTTAGGTCGTCCGCACTTAAAGAGGCCGCTTCTATAGAAGACAACAGAGAAGTAGCATCATAGTTTACTGCATTTGCTAGGGCGGTTATTTCAGAGTCGTTTAGTTCGCCAAGAGTAGCAATGTTACCGGCCTTAATGTCGTCAACAGTAGATTCTATAGTAGTAAGGTCTACTGCTTGATCTATTTTCGTAACTAAAAGCTCGTCGTTTTCGCCTATCTTAGCTTCGTAAGTACCAAACTCTGTTTCTATAGTTTGAGGAATCTCTGTGGCAATTAGAGTATCTAACGCAGAGCTGTCGTCTTGTATGGCTTTTAATATTGTGGCTCTATCACCCGCTATATTGGTTTCCATTGACGAGTAGTCTTCGGTAAAGGTAGAAGCGGCCGTGCCTATGGTCGTTGTTAGAGCCTTTATTGCAGCAGACTCGTCCATGTTGCTTACATCTATGTTACCTATAGCGTCGCCTATGTTGCTGAATTTCTCTATCGCTACATTGCCGTTAGCGTCTACGCTAGTCTTTATGTTTCCTGTAGCAGTTTCTACGTCGCTTAACAAGTTTCCTTGGTCGTCAAATATATCGAATATGTTTTCAAACTCAGGAATTACGTTAGTTTTAATTGCAGCGTCTACGCCTTCAGTGGCTGTCTTAACTTGAGCTACAGTGTTAGCAAGATTCTGCTGACCTTCTACAGTAGCTAAAGTACCCAAAGTTTCTGCTTGAGTATCTTGCCCTGCTTGTATATCCCCCAAGTCACCCGCAACTTGGCTTAGAGCAGTAGCAGAAGCGCCGCCTTCTAGGCCAGATATTTGAGATGCTTGATTACCAAAGCCACTAGAAACCTGACCGCCTATACCAGAAACCGCTTGCTGGATGCCTGAAGCTTTACTGGCTATCTGTCCTTCTAGAGTACCGCCAGCGCCTACAGCTCCTTCTACTCTGCCGAGAGCGTCTATAATAGTGCCAGTGTCTGCTCCTAGCTCCGCTAAATCTTGGACTATCTGTAACTGACGCTCATCTAGTACGCCTACAGCAGTCTCAACGTCGTCTACAGTGGTTTGTACGCCGCCTACTGCAGTGCCTACTGTTTGTATTTCAGTAGTAAGGTCTCCAAATTGACCGGTCAAAGCTCGTTGGACATCCTGCTGGTCTAACGTAGATATGCCGCCTATGTCTCCCCTAACGTCACCAATAGCAGTTCCTAAGCCTGCTATGTCGCTAAATAAAGTGTCTTGGCCGTCGCCACCGTAGCCTAAAGACCCCGTAACGTCGCCAGCAACTTCTCCTATTCTTGCTTCTAAAGAAATGCCTAAATTGCTAATTAAAGAGCTTAGGTCTTTGCCTTCTGCTGTTTGATAAGAAACCGTGCCGTCTGCGTTTACTATAGGACCAAGCATATCGTCAGTAGATATTCCCAACCCGCTTAGTAAAGATACGGCATTAGTTACAGATTGTGCGCTAAGAGTCTCTACCGCACCCGTAATGTCGTTTCGTATCTGTACTTGGCCTTGCACGGTAGCGTCGGCAAGTCTTGGGTCCATTCTAACGCCTTGAGAAGTGTCTCCAGCATAAGCGTCTAAAGTAGACTGTTGTTGGTCCGCAGTCCTGTCGTAAAAATCTCCTGTTCCTGCTTCTGGCCTAGCTCCGCCCCCAGTGCCAGTATATTCTGCAAGATCCGAAAACAGATCCTCAGTTTCGTCTGGGGAAACCGTTTCTGCGTCGATAAACATTTCTGTGTTTGCGGCAGAAGTATCTACTATGTTTTGGAATGCGCCTGTTTGTGCGCCAAGCTCGGCAGTTCTATCCCTAGCCTCGGCCTCCGCTTTGATCGCAGACACAAAGTTTGTATAATCTCTAACCCCTCGTGATGTAGAATTTGTATCCCATCCTGATGAAAGCGGGCCGAAGTCGCTAAAGCGGGACGAGTCTACATATCCAGTAGAATTAAAAAGATTAGTGTCATACGCAGGTATTTCATAAACAGTACCCGCTGCAGTTGTTCCTTGAGTAGGGCCAAAAGTTATAAACCCTGATTGACTAGCGTCACTATCATACCTGTTGTCTTTTGGCCGCGCTCCTAGCATGGTCTGACTTAAAGTACCAAGATTGGTTGTGTCTACGCCTAAATTTTGCAGTATAGCAATATCTTCTGTAGTTAAACTTAAATTTCTCTTATGACTTGAACCTGCTCTTTCGACAACTGACTCTGCCATTTTATTTATCTCCTGCTATCATGTTTGCCACATCAACACTTCTTTGTCCTACCTGACGGGCGTAATTAGAATCTAATAGTTCAGTACCGGCCAGCTCGTATAAACCTTGCTCTAAGTACGAAATAGTATTTTTAAATTTACAAAACGTGCTTAACCCCATGTTAAACACTAGATTAACTATTGCTTCTTTTCGTATGTCGGTCAAACCGTCAAACCAAGAGAATGTAGCTTGGCATTGCGCTACAACATTCTTAATGTCGTTTTCAAGAAGGTACATAGCCTCGTCTTCGCTGATACCAACTTCTTCAATGTTTCTTCCTACACCAATAGTAGTTTTGTTGGCGGTACACTTGTAGGGCTTTAGTTCTAGCCCTTCATGCACTACCAGTTGCTTTTTAAGTCTATCGTAATCCATTATTCATCCTTCCCGTGACTAGCTCCAAAGTAAAACGAGCTTATACCTGAAACAAGTCCTCCGAGATACCCCAAGACAAGAGATACAATAGTATCGCTGTTAGCGTCAGGGGGCTGAATAGTAACGAGGAATATATAAGCCAAAAAGCCGATAAGGCTAAATAGTCCAAATACTCGTGGTGTCCAATCTCCTTTATGAGCTTTTCTAGCGTCTTGTACATCAGCAGTCTCCAGAGCAAATATGTCTACGTCCATCTGTTTCATTTGAGCTTCAAAATCTAGCTCTGCTTTTTTTATTTCTGCTAACTGCTCAGGGGTTGCCTGTTGCATAGCTGTAGAAATAGACTTGGGGTCTGGCTTGCACCCCAGTACCGCAGAAATAGCTTGTGCGGCAGTGCCTCCTAGAGGACCACCTAATGCTGTGCCTAGCGTAGGGGCTACTGCCCCAATGACATTTTTCAATGCACTAAAATTCATAATTACCTACCATTTAGATTTATTTGCCCAAAAAGCTGCAGACATTTTACCTTTAGCAATGTTCTTGCCGTGCCTAGCCTTAAAGGATTTACGTTTTGCTTTAGTTTTAGCAGACTCACCTTTCTTAGGTTTACCTGCAGTCTTAGCCCCTTGCTCGCCGTAGCGTATAGTTTTAATTTTGTCGCCGTCTTTGGCAACTACTACGTGACTTTTCTTGGGGTGATTAGGAGTGCGTTTAGGTTTATTATACCCGCTAACACCGGCTCTTGCTAATCTAGGGTCTTTCTTTTTAGCCATAATATTAACCTAAAGGGTTGCTGTTACTTTTCAGTAAGTTTACTCTCGAATCAATACTTTTAATCTCTTCTTGAAGCCTTTTAATCTCGCTTTTAATATTTGATATTCTGCTTTTATTAACGCTAACATCGCTTTGAATTTGGCTTGTATCAACATTTTTAATTCCACTAATTTTTGTTTCAACATTTTTAATTTGCTCCTCTATTGTAGCTATTGTTGCAGATAGCCTACCCACATCACTATTATTTTGTGTTACTTCTAAAGTAGTAAGGCGTTTCTCCATAGTACGAATCTCCTCAACATTATACAGTTCTGACATAGAACCTTCCAGTTGGGCTACTTTTTCTTCCATTGTGGCAAATGTCATGGCGACACCACCTAACGCACCTAAGATACCTATCCAAGTGCTTATTTGTTCTGCGTTTATATTCATTGTAGTATTGTCTCCAAGCCTTGTTCGGGATTGTTAGCGTACATAAAGTACATAGCGCTCTCTACGCCTACGTTGTGTTGATTCCAATCAAGATTAAGCTGTGTGGGAATTAACTCATCAATAGAAACTGCGGTGTTTGTAAAAAAGTCCATAACTGTGTTGGTGTTCATAAAGGAAGCAGCTATTGTATCTATAACAAAGCTGTCCTGAGCGTAGCCTTCGATCATGTTCTTTGTTAAGGAAGCCTCTAACATTCCCGAAATACTCGTATTAAATTGCTGGCGACTAGACTCTTTAATAGCCCGTAAATCATTCTCAGTTGCATATGCCTCTGCATTGATCTTAGTCTGCTGATCACCGTCAACAAGCATCTCAGCTATACTTGTAACTGCTGCTATCTCGCTCGCCGCTTCGATCAGGTTCTCTTTCTCGTCCTCATAAGTACCCTGCTCTACGTCAATCATATCGTTCAACAGAACGGCTGTGAGAGCCTCTGGAGTGCTGTTCGCTAAACCGTCAGCATAGGCAGCATTAAAGGTGTCCATTTGTTCTGGTGTTAGCTCGTAGCTAGTCCCATCGTCGTTGTTGTAGATAATAGTGTTACCATCTAGCATAGACTGAGTAGTCCATTGGATGTAATCCTGCATATTACTGTTTATCACAGTCGTTATCGTAGACGTGCTTTCGCTTAATGCTGTCATATCGAAGTCGTTTTCCTGTGCAGTCGTCTTTATCGACAACAGGAGCATCAGGGACAAGATCAGGATGTTTTTTATAATATTCAAGCGCTTCTTCTCCTATTTTACCTTTAATTGGGCAGGGCGTTTGGGCGTTTCTCATAGCCCACCAAACCCGTGCGTCTTGGCATAAAATGCTAGTTGCAGCAACCTTTAGTCCTAAAGAAGACAACTGCCTACTGAGCTTTAGCCTTTCGCAATTTACATCTACTTTCATTTTAGATGTGCTAATGCCTATCTGTAGCGTTTGCACACCTGAACCCGATGTAACAATACAGGTATCTGCTTGGTACGTTGGGGTAGAGGGTGCTACCGCTGTTGTCACAGGCATACCTTCTTGGTTTACCGTTGTTTCAGTAGTCGTCGTAATAGTCTCAGCTTGCTGGTTAGTACCAAAATCTCCTACAGTAGCTTCACTTGCAAGGCTAGAAGAACTTACTAATAATACCAGTAGCAATAATGAGTACATACAGCCCCCAGATAGTATTCTGCTGAAACTTAAATTTGTCACTTCCGGCCTCTAACCTACGGTTTATGTTTTCTAAATGTATACTGCATTCAGCTTCGTGCTTTTCTAGCTTGGCTAGTAAATCTTTGATAGTCATTAAGCAATCCTGTCTTCGTTTAGCAGGAGCTTGGTTGTGCCTCCTATAGCCGCCGTGTGGTCTGTGGCGCTTCCACTTGCAGCAACAAAAGGAGGTAGCGTAATTATTTTTATTTGGTCCGTAGTAAACGACTCTATTAACGCAAAATTAGTGTTGTCTATACTACCGTGTAGATACACATAGTTTGTAGAATTTATTATAGATTGCACACACCCTATACCCATAGTTCTACTAGAAAAAATAGGTTGTATAGATGAGTTTGTCAGTTCTCTGTACGCCATTTTGTGTCCTATTGTATGTTTAAACTTACTGAAACGTGCCTAAAGGTCTCTTCTTGTCCTAGATAAACCCCCTCTAAAGACACTCCAATTATAGACTCTATAGAAGGCTCGACTATGTCTAAGTCTCGCACTACATTGTAATTATTTTTTTCGTACAGCTTCGTTACCGCTGTAGAAGAATAAAATTGATCTGCACTGGAATCTTTTACGTTGTAAGTAGAAATGTTCCCGTACCTACCGACCCCATTGCTTTCGTGAAACTCTTTTAAGCAGTCCCAAAAAGTGTCTGCGTAAAGCCAAGCTCGGCTGCCTTCAGCATCTTGCCCTGCTAAAAATCCTATTTGATGAAATGTGTTACTTGGCATCTTGCCGTGCTTACCCACAAAACCCCATCCTATCCAACACAATACGTCGTTTTTGTAGTAGCCTATAACAGAAGTAGCCACTCCCGCTATGTGGCTCAAAACTGCGCTTTTAATTGTAGTATAGAATTCATCAGAGCTTTTTCCGTGACACTCAAACCTACGAGCCGTGCCTTCTCTAGCCTTGGCCTCACTGTGATCAAACAGACGACGCAAGTCTGAGTCTTGTACTTCAGTTAACAAAGAGCAAACATGACTCATTATCTGTTCCTCAATTCTACTGTGTAAGTTTGCCCGTCAACAAAAAGAGCACTTCCACCGTATCCACCAGATAAATCCGGTATAACAAACGTATTCGGGTCGTAAGTAGAGAAACCTAGGTCGGCTATATCTACTTTATCTCCTGTAGTCAAAGAATGACCAGAGCTAGTATTTATTGTAACTACATTGGAAGACAAGCTGGCCGAGGATATATCTATTCCGGTTGTAGAACCCCTAACGACACCATCTACATAAACTCTGCCACTGCTGTTAGTGTACGTTTCACTAGCTCCAGAAGGTACAGCCTTGCCTCTTTTAGTTATAGTAAGAGGAATTGTAAACGTGTCAGAGTCTGTTACAGTTACCTCGACAGCATGAAAGTCATAGTCTTGTAGTCCGCCGCCAAACCAACCATTATCGAACCAAAAAATCACCCTAGACAGTTCGCCCGTATCAAAAGAAGAATTGTTTTCTAGGCCTGCCATCATTTCCAATTCTGCAATTTCAACCCCAGATGAATTTTTAATTACCATGTAGTTAAAGGATGCCGTCGGGTCACTATACGGTACGCCCGTTGAAGCATTGGGTGGTATATAGGCTGACGCCGCATACGTATGCACAATTCGTAACTGTATAAACCCGCTGGTGTTAGCCGTAAGTGCTACAAGCCTACCCTGATAGCCAGTATCAATAGTAAGATGCTTGGCGTAGGTAATTCCTGCGTCAGACAGTGCAGTACCGTAGCTATTTTCGTAATACCCTGTAAAAAAACCACCGCCAGCAGTAAATTTAAAACTGTCTAGAACATTAGCAACAGAAGATATAGCAGTACTCATGCAATACCACTTCCGTATAGGATGTAGCTATCTGCGCCCGTACATATAAGCTCTGCTACCCCGCCAGAAGCTATAGTTATATCTGTAGTAACCGCCGCCGCGCTTCCTGTAAGTTTGGTTACAGTCTGTGAGTTGCCGTCTACATCTAAAGTGATAGCAGCGCTGCTGGCATTATTTATAATCCACGTTTTTCCTGCGTCACCTGAAACTGCGTCGGGGAGTACATAAGTAGCCGCAGAGGAGCCGCTTAATACTACTCTTTTGTTAGCGTATCCGGCAAACGTGCTTGCACTTACTGTCCCTGAAGCAGAAGATTGATAGGTGGGAAAAGAAGTAATCCCTCCAGTACCAGTTATTGCCCCTGTAACGGTGGCCGCATCAGCCGCTAAAGCATCTATATTAGCTGTGCCGTTGATATATAAATCTTTAAACTGGTTACTATTAGTCCCTAAGTCAACGGTGTTATCCGCTCCGGGATCTATGGCGTTACCGTCTTTGTTTATGTGGGCTATTTCTTTCCATTCTGCTGCGTCGTCGCCTACTGCGTAAGCTATGTAACCTCTCTTTGTGCTGGAGTTTCCCCAGAAGCTACCGACAGCATACCCTTCGCCTGTGTCATTAGTAGCGGCAGGATTAGAGGTAGTTACTTGGTTCTTTCCTGCTACTCCTCCGTGTGCTAGGGGTAAATATCCAGATATAGATGTGGTTAAGACAATCTTAGGGCCATTACCTGATGTGCTACCATCGTGGTTATGCCCAGAAGAAGCATCAAAAGCACTCTGTACTTGGTTAAATTCATTGTTTAACGGCACTGCAGAAACGGCTTGTCCGCTTGCAATACTAGATGATGATTGTCTTGTATATCCCGCCATACTATTGTTTTCCTGATGTTGTAAATTTAACTATTAAGCCCTGTATAGAAAAAGGAGCAAACTTGCCGTTGCATATAAACCTGAACTGCACTGAGTTACCAGAACCCGATACGTGGTAAGATAGCACTGGCTTTGTTTGTCCGCCGTATAGAAAGATAGAACTGTCGTCTACGTCGTCTACAAAAGTAACTCCAGCCCTATCAAATTTAACAATAGCGCCCTCAGTAACTTCGGACATATCCGCTGGCCTAAATAAGTCAGGGTCGCCGTAATCAAAGTCAAGGGCTACGCCTAAAGTTAAAGAGCCTTCTGCTCGTATAAAAGCGTCTATCTTGCGTACTGTTTTTCTTACTAACGGATCTCCCATGTCCATATATGGGGTCTCATAAATAGCTACAATGTCACTGCCGGCAAAGTCGTGTGTACCGTCAGTGCTGGAAGCAAACTCTTGCCTGTACACTATGCCGTCGTGGTCGCCGTGAATAACGTATTCGTCACTGCCTAAGTAACCATGTGCAGTACAGTTGGCTCGTATGCCTTGCAGTCTTCCCCACTCCCAGCCTATTTGTTTATCCGCAGTACGCAAACCGCCGATAAATCCTTCCGAATCCGCCACAGAAACATCTGTAGGAGTGGCCTTGTTCAAGAAGTATCTTACCTGACTCTTAGAAGGCACGACCACAGACACTAATCTGTTTAAGTCATAAGTCTCTCTAAGATGTATAAGGTCACTTTGTATGCTCTTAGATAGTGACTCTAACTCTAAGTCTCCTATCCTTGAAGTACCCGCAACAGGCCTAAAGCCGTCTTGGGATAAGAATATAAGGTCGCCTCCAAGTTCTACTATGCTGTCTGGAGCTACACAACCTAAGTTGTTTGTTACGTTTTCTAGTACAAAGTCTGAACCAGACAACGATATTTTTTTAATTGCCTTTGCGCCAAAAATATATAAGTCATTTCTAAACGGCTTTATGTTAACTACGTCCATCTCTGTAGTTACTACGCCAGCGCCCGTAACAAAACTTTCTACTGTGCCAGAAACGCTGTGAGCTACGGAACCCGTAGATTGATTTGTTGTTTGGTCTCCCGCTATAAACAAAGTCTGTTTAAAGTAAGCAGAAGCGACAGGCGCGTTTATTGCGTTAGCGCCACCAAAACCATCCTTATCTCCGCTACTAGCCAATGGAGGCTCTGAGCTAGTACCAGCGCCATTTGCCGCTCCTGTACTAACCAATTGCTCAAATGTGTGGCCGTCTGCGTCACTGTAGTATATTACTGCAGGGTTTATGCCGTCAGTTATACAAACTTTGTTTCCGTCACCGTCGTTAAACTGAGTAATATGCAGATTAGTTATGCCTACACCCGTACTAAACTGTAGCCTAGTATTGTCGTTTATAGTCTTAGCGGTGGCTATAACTATGTTTCCGCTATCCGATCTGCCCGTGGACACTGCTTCAAAAACGTGATTGCCAGAGCTGTCTACTGCACTCATTGTCATCGACGTTGTTATTGTGCTGCTAACCTCGTCTATAGTAACCGTAGTGCTACTAGAAGGAGATGCATTGTCTACTCTAGCAGTAGGACCGAAGGCCATAACACTAGGGCGATATTTTTTACCATCTTGGGTGTTTACCCTAGCATTGTCCGATATTAGCACCCAAGAGTCGTTTGCTCGATACTGATAAAAAGAGTAGTACCCCGAACTGGCTACTTGTCTAGCTGCAATTATGCTTGTTCCTTGGCTATACTGATTAACGTACACAAAAACGCCAAGGACGGGGCCGGTTCCGGGAAGCGTAGAGTTTTGAGTAGCGGTGTTACTGTTCCCTGCACCGTTAGAAAGGGCGTACCCTTCTATTCTACGATAGCCACCAAACTCGCCTACTTCAAAATTAACTAACCTAGAAGCAGTGCCTTCTTTGCCGTCCGATAGCGCTAGATGATTCTCAGAGTTATCTAGACCACCTTCGCATATAATAGTCTGTTGTTGAGTTTGCTCTGGCACTATTCTAGAACCTGTCTGCTACTTGAACACCTATCTTGCCGCCGCCGAATTGTACGCGACGGTCAGTAACTCTCTCGTATGTATTAACTAACTGACTTTGCATTTCTTTTATGCCTTGCTGAAAATTCATTAACGCTAATTGGGCAGCGTCCATGTTTTCTTTAAATACAAACATAAAATGCACAGCACCGTCTATTATAACGTGTGCAAAATGATCTGGTATTCGGGTGGTAGAAGTAGCATTCTGTAACCTGTCTGGGATTCTGTAGTAATTATACTTTAAGCTGTACGCTTTATCGGGTGTAGGAGTAACACCAAAGTATAAATCTTGAGCGTCGGAACTCCCTACTCCATGTGCCATAAAGACAAAATCAGGTATTCCTCTACCAGTTGACGCTGAATTATCGTCTGTATCTCTGTATAAATTATAGTACTCGTCTCTTTCTATTTTTCTTAGCGTCTTAAAATTAGCGCCAAGCGTGTCGTCTTTTTGTATCTGAAAAGAATTAAAATCTGCAGTTTTAAAATTGACAGGAAAAACATAATTTTCTGTCCCTGCTACAAGCGTTGCTGTAACTGAAGCGGCGTTATACGGCCACTCATACTCTGCAGAATTTATTTTGTCAATAGAATGTTGCACAGAATCTTTAACTGCTGCGTGTAGTCCTGTAGCGGAGTCAAAATCAGAAGAAGAAAACTCTACTTCGTTTATGCGCCGCAGTACATTATTGCAAAGATCTAAATACGTTAAAGCCATAATAACACTCTATAAAAATTAGAAGAAAGTGGGCCAGCGAACCAGCCCACGATCTAAGTCACACCAAGTTACGAGCCGATAGCTGCGACTCCGGGCGCTAATTTAGCGTCAACTGGAATACATACTACGAAAATTCGTACTACGCCAGTTGAAACTGTAGTGCCAGAAACAGCCTGAAGCTCTAAGTCAACAGTATCTGCCGCCGCTGTAACGTAAACACCAGAAGCGCCTGCAGTGCCAGTACTAAAGTACGAGCCTGCTGCAGCGTCTTCAAAGTCTACTACATTACAGAAAGAGGTAACGATACCGCCAGTTCCGGTTACACCTAAGTTAAAGGTAGTACCGTCGGCAGAAGAATCACAAGCAGTGATAACTTCAATGCCGCCCGCTAAAATCATAGTATTAGCAGGAACGTCGATTGACTGTATGATGTCATTCGCCGCTAACGCACTGGTTTTAGCAGTGGTTGCAGCAGCGAAATCAACAAGGGCTTCGAGAACGAATACACCTTGTCCAGTTTGCACAGGATGAGTACCTGC